GAGGCATACGCAGAGGGTAAATTTCCTTATTATGAGCGTGATGGGATTGTATTTGCATGGAGCAGCCCTAAGTCTGACTGGATCCTGGTATTTATTCCGTGGTTTATTATTGAGATTTACACGAAGAAATTTCAATCAGAGGAACAAAAGAAGGCGTTTGAAGTCGAACTGAATCAGAAGGTGTTTGATGAAAAGCGTTTAATTTGGGTGGAGAACGAGGGCTCGTATCTGAAGCGAAAGTATAGCTTGACCCTTAAACAGTTATTTTGGCGCAAAGATTGTATCGAGAACAAATGCCGGGGAAGTCTGGCTAAATTCCATCAGAACTATCCGGCAACAGTTGAGGAAGCGTTTTTAAGTAAGGGATCAAACGTATTCGGGAAGGAGATGTGCGATGAGCTGGAACAGCAATGCTCCATGCCCTTGGTTATCGGCGATATCCATCGTTTGGCTGGGAAGGTACGAATTAAGCGTAACCGTCACGGAGCATTCTCTTTGTGGGAAAAGCCAGATCCTAAACAAGGATATTTTATTACAGTTGATAGCGCAGGCGGGAAAAAGCCTACACGAGAGGATCGGAAACGCACTGACAGTGATGAACCCGACAGAACCAATATTGACGTATGGAACCGAACATCAGGTAATCAAGTCGCTCAATGGAACGGACATATCGAGTACGACCTGATAGGGGATGTGGTAATAATGATTGGGGAATTATACGGAATGGCGAAAGCGTGTGTTGAAGCATTAAATCATGGCTGGACTGTTTTAGCCGACTTAAAACGAGCTTCGTATCCTCAATATGAGCATAGGCCTGGAGAACCCGGCTGGCTACCGACGGCACGCTCGAAGAATGAAATGGTGGATTCGGGATACAAGATGGCAAGGGATGCCGACCTAAAAATCAATGCGAAAGAAACCGTAAGCGAAATGAGAACCTTTATCGAAGATCCACCTGGGCAGTTCAACGCGGCATCGGGCTGTAAGGATGATCGAATAACGACATTATGCATGGCGTCTCAAATGATGTTACTCCTGCCCCGTGAGCTTCTACCGAGGGGCGAGACGGAGTTCAAGGGGTTTACAAACTGGAAAGAGCGCATGGCGCCGAGGGATTCAGGTTATCAGGAGGTTTATGTCCGTTGACGAAGTTATATGAAATAAGAAAAGACCCGAAATTTGATATTTATAGGATTCACCGAATCAACGATGAAACCCCGGTAGCGGTTTTTACGGCCATGGCTACACATAGCGAAATTGAATACATTCAGGAATTGATTGAAAATAATGCCAATATATAGTCTCCCCGAAATCAGGGAAATGTGGAAAGAATACAACGAAACAGACGTTCTTGACGTACTCAAGAATGGTGTATGGGAGTGGATTGTACTGGACGGAAAGCGACAGAGCCGAATAGACGGTACTGCGGCGGTGAAGAAAAAGATAAGCCGGGTGCTGTCATTTCCCGATTTCATTAAAAAATATCATTCAGGGGGTTGCTAATGGCACGTAAAAAGAAACCAGTTGAAAAAGAATATTCACCGGACGCGAAAGAAAAGAACGGTAAATGGCATGATCTCGTAATGTTCTGCATTGATCAATACGAGGCAATTAAGAAATCACAGTATCGTAAGGCAACGATTGCGGAAATAGAAACATCGAACAGGGTGTACCATCAAATTGCCGAAGCTACGACCGACGATCCCTGGCCGGGTGCTTCAAACATTGTTTTACCATTAACCGCGATCAGTGTGGACAATTTGGAACCGAGGATACATGCTGGGCTTGTTGGCCAGCAGCCAATCGTAAGGTTTGCGGAGGAATCCGAGCAGGAGCAATCGGACAACACAAAAACCATTGAGAGATGGTACAATGCCGAACTGAGCGATAACGTCAAGATCGAGGACAGGACGCAGAGTTTAACGCATCAACTGTTATTGGACGGCACTGTTTACGCGCTTCCTGAGTACGACATTGAGGAAACAACGGTCAAGGATTTTGTGTTTTTAACCGGTCGGGAAGAGCAATGGCAGGTAAACCAGATGATGGCTGAAGGCATCCAGCCTCTTCCAAACGGAATGTTGGTGGGCAAGGATGGCAAGGTTATTACAACTGAACGAAGGGAAAAGAAATCAGAGGGTGGAAAGATTCAACTCATACCTTTTACGGATATATTCATCGCTGACGATGCGGAGGATTGGGAAAAGACCAATGTTTATCGAAAGGTATATCCGACATACGGCGAATTGAAACGATACGAAGAGGGGGACCGGATAGGGTATCAAAACATTGGTGTTTGGTTGTTGCACGATGCTGGGGACGGAAAGAAATCAGACGACCAGCAGAGCCCGGCACAGTCGATAGACGATATTCGAGAAACCGGAAAAGAAACGATAGAATGTCTTGAGTGTACCATATCCTATATTTATAAAGAAGATGAGGAAGAAAAGGAGGATATCGAGGATTGGAGAGAAGAGAGATACGTTGCGGAGATAGCCCTTGACCGTGGGATCCTTATTCGTTTGGTGAGACTGCGTGACCTGAATTGGAAGAACGAGCATTTCATTAAGCGGGTAAGATTGTATGCCGAAGAGGGCAAGGCATACGGCACGTCGATATATGGTAAAATGAGATCGATTCAGGACGGAGCAAGCAAAACCTTCAATCATTGCATAAACGTTGCTGAAATAGTTCTTATGCCGTGGTTTTTCTTTACAACAAAGGTTGGGCTAAAAGGTGATATCGTTTTACATCCTGGCAAGGGTATCCAGGTTGACGATCTGAAAGACGGTATTCTATTTCCTAATTTCAACATTAATCCTGCTCAATACATTGATTTTCTGTACCTATGGACATCATTCTGGGAACGTTTAATCTCAATCGGTGACTTGCAAATCGGGAGACCTGCGGAAGAACGTGGTAAAAAAACGACCGCCACAGAGGTTATGGCTGTTCTGCAGGAGGGCAATGTCAAGCATAATTACCAGGCAAAGACTGTTCGGGAAGAGTTTTTGTCGGTACTGAGGACGCTCTACGACCTGTATTATCAGCACATGCCATTAGACAAGACGTTCCTATGGGACGGTAAGAGAGTACCGATACAGCGTCAGCAGATGGCCAGGAAGTATGTATTCACATTAGTTGGGTCAACCGAGTATTCAAACAAGCTGATTGAAAGGAAGGTTGCAGAGGATTTATTCAATCTATCGGTATCGGATCCACAACAGATGTTCAATCCAGTGCCGATCCGTGAGGATCTTCTGCGGACATACAATAAGACAAACCTCCAGGAGTATATTGACCCATTCATGGGGCAACTCTCGAACGTATTAAAACAAATGCCACAGTTGAAGCAGGTTGTTCAGGGTGCTATACAGCAAGCCCTTGAAACCGCAAAAAACCTTGAGGCGGCTGCAAAGGAGGGTGCTGGTGAATAGGCGAAAGTTTCTTAAAATATTAGGCATTGGAGTTGCAACACCTTTTGTTGTTGGTAAAGCGCTTTCTGCTCCAGTTCCCTCCGTAATGCATTCAACGCATTCTTTGGGTTTTTTGGCAACCCAGGAATTGCTTGACGATTGGGATTTGGCTTTGGATACGGAATGGTTCTTGAGAGAGCCTACAGGATGAAAAACTTTCTTGTCAGCCCTGAGTTTGACAAATACCGCAAGAAACAGCTTGAAAAGGTTGTTGGATTCTTGCAAGCAAGGATGTTCGAGTCTATTCCTGATGTTTTGTTTATTGCCGGCGCGCTTGAAATGGCTCGTATTTTTATAAGATTACCGGAAGAATTGACGACCGACAAGACTGTTATCGAGCGGATTCAGCAACACATACAAGAGGACCTGAACCGGATATCTATTGAATTGGTTAGGGGGAAATTGGGCGTATGAATTTGCGTAACAGGATATATTCATTCATTCCTAAACCCAGTGCGGAAACTATTATATTGACAAAAATAATATTATATAGTATGAGTGGATTTATTTCTATGATACGTAAGGCGCAATCGATGCTTGAAATGTGGGGCAAGGGCGAATTACCGGAGGATTTTGATAAAATATGAAATAGATTCAAC